TCATAGGATTTCATTTATTATGTGGATTGGAAGTCTGACTTCTCTGGCAATATCCGCTTTATCCATTTTGGCCGCATGCAGGCTGCGCACTGTATCAATAATTTTCTTCCGGAGGATGGTCAAATACTGGATGACATTCATCTGTTCGATGGTTTCAATATCCCCAAACCCGTCTGAACTCAAGTTGTACAGAGACTCAAGTGCACCCGTGGAAATGGCAGAAACTTTGGTCTCCTCAAGTTCTGTAAGCAACTTGAACTCAGTTTTGGTAAACAGATAATTGGTGAAGGCCTGAAAATTGAAGGCTATGGAAATAAGCTCATCCATCGGCATCCCAGTGAACTTCTGTGCCAACTTATGCGCTCCGGCAGATGAATACCGGTCCGGATAGTAAAGGATAGCGGCCAATAACGGAAGCTGTTCTTTCGGACATCCAAGGAGACCACGTGCCTCAATGAACTGGAGTGCCGTAAGCGAGCAAGTAAGCCGGTTGAACATGGTTTCTATATTATAGGCAAAAAAAGTTTCATCCTCAAGATGTATCGCCGGAACCAATTGTTTGCAGAAACATGAGTCGACTGCATATTTGTAGTCCAGTCTGTCCAGATACCTGGATATGGTTATTCCATGCAACCGGTGTGGTGGTATCTTCTTACAGAGTCTGTATGTTTCAGAATCCAGTTCCTGGAGTGCTGCATCATTATCCGGATAGACAATTGTGAAGGGAAATGTCACTTGCTCTGCAAGCCAGGCCACATTTGCCCATCCATCCGTATTCCTTATTTTTTGAAGATTCCATCCCATAATTCGGCAAACATAATTCACACGAACCATGCCGACGGATATTTTTCCATCCGCAAACCTTTGTATATCACGCATGAGTGCTTGGAAGTGATAAGGAGTTAATCCATCCCAGGAATTGGGGATGCTGTATTGCATTCCTTTTGCTATAAAATCTATTGTCAACATGGCATCAGCATTATTATGTCGTCCGGACGGTTAAAGGATGTGTTCGTATCTACAGAGCCGGAACTGTCCGTTGACAAAAGCAGATCTATATTGGCCAGTTCCCGCTTCACCTCTTCAAGCAGAGAGTCTGACAGAGCAAGTAAACGTTCTTGCTCTTGAGTACCATATCGCATAACTTTTGAGTCTTCAAATAAATTGCGAATCGTACTTGGAAAATCGAGAATATCAAAACGCCGCAGGGCAATGGCTATGGTCTGCTTGGCGAGGCATCGTTTGAGCAGACGCAGTATCTCTTCCTTTTTTTCTGCCCGCTCAAAATAGGCCGATATCCCGTCATCCAGCGCTTCGCTCTGGATCGGTATAGTCCGGAAAAAGAACAGATAGGACATGTCTATCGTATACAGCATGTCGAACTCCTCCGTACTCTTTATTTTAAGAACATCAAGCATCTTCTTGTATCTCGTTTCTTTCCAGGAGGGCACGGTCTGACTGTTATCAAGCAATTGGATGACAGTATCCATGGCATTATAATAGTTCTCAATATACGACCTGCGCATGCTTTCCTGCTCATGCTTGTATATATCGACATCATCCTTACGCTTGGATACAACATCAAAAATGAGCTGTTTGGCCATGGTCAGATTGGCCATCGCAAGACGCAGGGCCTCCTTCAATTCGCCCTCGTCTGCCGTCAGTTCGGTGTAGACATCTTTGGTAAGGATGATAACCATCTGCTTTTTCGCAGAAATGGCAGACGAATTGAGCTGGTCGAAAGTGACATTGCTCTCTGCATAGGGAGCATACTTCCGAAATTCCGAAATGGTGGTAAACAGTTCTTCCAATATTCTCATGACTGTTGCTGATTTAGTCTGTTTTGAGGTGAAACATCTTCCTGGCGTGCCGGAACTTCGCGATAGAATCCAAGACGGTACCCCTGGCTGTATAAATGGGGAAAGTTTATCTGTATGGCCATATTGAACGGTTCGGAGCAGATTTCGTCTTCCGATGTCAGTGACATAATGTATATCAGATAGTTGTAATACGCATCGGCTCCTGATTTGGATATGACCCCGTCCTTGCTGACACTGGATATGGAGGAGTCAAGTCCCACGCTTGACAGCAGCACCTCATCAGCGCGTTTGTCATAGGATATCAAGGCATCGATATATTCCTTGTATTTCAAATCAACCGTCTCTATCTTCCAGCGTTCCTCTTCGCCCTGGCTGTTCTTGAAGCTGATTGTCGCATACGCCTTACCCTGGTTGTCTGCACCGGACAGATAGCGGGAGATCTTGCGCAGTTCAGACTGCAGATACTTTATCAGGGTGGATTCCTTGAATTCCGAACCAATCACGATGCCATTGTACATCAGTTCTTCCTCATTGTTTTTCTTGCGCCGTTTATTCTCGTCGCAGAGTTTGGTTATCTGGATCCTCTTGGACTCAAGCCAGGCATTGGGGATGACAATGTGTATCTTGGCGGCAAGCGAATTACGTAAAAAGGAGTTGATATAATCAGCCGTATCGTTGGAACCCTTGATGTAGGAGCGGGTACCGGCATGGGTCTCGTTCACACCGTAGAACTCATCCACGGATTTTTCCCGGTGATGGGAAATGGCCGCGAATCTGTAATTGGCAAGCTCCGAAAAGGAAAACTTCGGATAGATGCGGAAAGTGGATGTGCCATACCCCCAACGCCCTACGGCAATGTAGCGGAAATCCCGGTAGTAGACAACATCTGTCGCCACATCCTTCTTGGTGGTGGCCAGCCGGCAATGTCTGTTCTCCATGGATTCAAGGCCGGCAACGGGCATCGTCCCTCTTGCTTTTCCCTTTGTGAAGCGCCACTTTACGAAACAGTCCCTGAAATAGTAGTAGTTCTTGATGATTGATTTGGCCACTTCCTTATAACCCGATTCAAGACCGCGCTGTTCCCAACTGTTGAGCCAGTCCATGATTTCCGGACAGTCAACCCACTGTTTCTGAAGTTTCCCGTCCACGATTGCCGGCTTGTACACGGCAAGCCCATGGCCATACAGCATGCTGACCTGCTTGGTAATCAGTCTTGGCAGAAGCCGGTTCTTCTTTATGTCGGACGCGACTTCCTCGCATTTCATGTTGTTGAAGCCACGGCTGCACACCTGGAATCCTTGGATGCTCTGCCACTGCGTATCCGGAAGACTTCCTCCACTCAGGGGGAACATCGGGTCCGGTTCCAGGACTGAAGCCATTGGCCTGTCTCCAATCTGGAAGGATATTACATTGTCATCGTCAAGATAGCAACCGAAGTTGCCTACCATTTTGAGATTGCTTTTACTCATAACCAATCTATTTTATGAAGTTTGAAACCATCTTGAGGAAAGCCCATGTACCTGATGAGAATACGGTAGCACATCTTGGGTTCCCCGTCTGCGTCTGTAAACAGAAAGAAGTTGTCACTGTCTATACTGAATCTTTCTTCAGGCAGTTGAGTACGCCATCTGCATCCTTCTTTAACTGTCAATGTGGCTGATGCCTCCCCCTTATGCCTGGAACACGGGAAGAAGGCAATGGTAAAGCAGCCGTTAGGCAGTTTTGATATCTCTTTGGCCCATAGCATCGCTTGAATACCGGTCATTGTCATTTCCATGCCCGAAAGTAGCAGGTTTCTACTGTGGGAAAAAGGACGAGAAGCACCCTCCGTCATATTTCCGAGGAATGCTGGAGGATGCCTTGCAATCCCAAAACTCAGCGATGCGTGCTAAACAGTCCCTCACGAAGAAAACGCTTTTCGCTTTCAAAAACATAAACACCTGGTTTCCAGATAAAAATCATTTGTTTCAATGTCAAACGACACCATTATTGTATCTTTACTGACTATTTTTATAGTGAAAAACAGCCGTTATATAGTCAGATTATCAGGTAAATTGTCCGGCATGGACGATAATTCACTCAACACTTTGTTTCCATAACGCCCGAAAAGAAGATAAATCAGGGCGCTGGGAAGCTGCGTTGTCAGTCCGGCCTGGTTCTTGAGAGGCACTTTCTTTTCCGAAGATTTGTCCAGCTCGATGCGACCTTCCGTTTTTTTCAACGGTGACAGCATAATGGCACTGCAAAGGTTCCTGCACTCGTTTTCGTCTATCAAAATTTCCGGCAAGGCATTGCTCCGGCCTCCAAACATAAGAAGCAACAACTTGAACTGTTGCCAATGATATACGGTGGCCTGCCCTTCGTTCATCAGTTCCACCTCAAAGCCATAACTTTCCAACTCACGCTTCAGGGCACGGCTGTCGGTGGTAATCTGCTCCAGTTCTTCACGACGTTTATTCCCGGCACGGTCAGGATAGAGGACGATACGTTTATTCAGAGCATCGGTACCGAAAAACTCGTAGAACTGACGGGCGAGTTCGGGCTGTTCATCCGGGTAGCAGCAATAGAACTCTTTGATTATACGGAGCTGACGGCCGTATTCCTTTTCCTGCCCGACAACAAGGCTGGAAAAGTGGCCGGGGTCATATCCTACCAGTAGCTCGTCACGCTTGTTGTAGTGCTTCAAATAGCGGGCTGTGAGTAGAAAATGTTCCCGCAGGTCAAGTCGTAGAATGGATTCATAGATATAGCTGTCTGCATACTGATGTTTCTCCTTGTTGTAGTTGGCGAAGAACTTGTTGATAACCTCCTTATGGCGGATAGCGCAGATGGAAGTGAGGAATTCGTCCATATCCAAGGTCTCAAGCTGCGTCTTGAAGAATTTCGGACCAAGAATATCCTTGTTGCAGAAGGAACTGGCACGGACGTACAACGTGGCGTTACGGCGCATGTCCGCCAGGCGGGGCTGCCATAAGGATATGATGCGATCCTGCCTGATGATTTCAAGACGGATACGCTCAAGGGTAACGGGGTTAGTCGTTTCCCGTTGTGAGTTTATAAGCTTGTATTTATGATAGATAGCTGCATTCACATGAAGCGCGACTGTAGATATTTCCTCCATCAGTTTCGTATCCATATTCTTCTCATATTCCTCGAACCAGTCATCTTCGCCGAGGTCCACACGCGCGGTATCGGATACGCCCGTGATTCCTTGGTAATAAGGTGACCGGCGTATTTCGGCACTGGCACCACGGAGGGAAGGGAACAAGCGGGTTTTCAATTTCTCCCCTTTGTTGTGTTTCATCTCTTCAATGATGGCGTGGACGGCAGAGCGTCCGGCAACGGACTCCGGCTGGTCCGAACTTACCAACTGGATGTGATGGCCATCCCGGAAAACGACACTGTGTTTGGGGTAGGATATGGGATATCGGGGCTTGCGGAAATGAGAAGGGAGCTTATTTTCGCCCACCACATAGTCAATACCATATTCCAGCATGGAACGCACCTTCCCACCTATGGTGACTTCCCTGGAGAAATAAGCCTGAAGGTTGGGCCATACGTTCGTCATCAGGGCAACGTAGGTCTTATGTACCAGAAACGACAGCTCGCCTGGCATGTCATTGGCCACACGGATGATACGTGGGCCGGTGATACCTTCCGTCTTGCCACCTGCACGCGCCACCTCGGCAAATATGTTGTTGGCATCGATGACATTGACCAGTATCTGCATCTGGTTCATGTAGTATTCCTCAAACCGGGAAGTGGTTTCAATATCTGTTTCCATTTCACTCTTCATTAAGTTCTTCGTATTCAGCTTCCTCAATATCCGCATCGCGCAGCAGGCGCTTCTTCTCGGCCTTCTCGATGGGAAGGTTCTCTATCAAGTTCAGATAGAAGCCTTTATTGTGCTTGGAGGCAATCTCCTTCAGGGAGGCCTTGCTGTATCCCAGGTCTTCCGGAGTAAGTTCGGGAGATATCAGGAAGACGATCCCCAGGTTACGGTCGGCTTCGGCAATCTCGGCGGCACGGCGACGGCACTCCAGGGCGGCGGCATAGCACTTGCCCTGGGTCTTGTAGTCACCGGCAGCCGCACATAGTTTGGCAAGATCCTCGTACTTGTCGGCATAGTTGGACTCCCACACCTTGATGGACACATTGTTGTCGATATTGAAGTAATTGATGGCCGCATAAATGCGTGCCTTACATGTACGTTCATCCACATTTATCTGCTGCTGGGCATTGATGCGCTGGCGCAGCTGCTTGGCGGCACGGGTGATGTTACGCTCGTATTCGTAAATCTCCGCTGCCCATTGCAGCTGCTTGAGGAATAACTGCACATCGGCAGGAATGCCGTCACACTTCCCGGTGGTGAGGAATGCGGATATCAAGTCCGGATGTATCTTATCAAGGGTGTCGAGTCTGGTCATATTCCAAATAGTTGGTTTCTTAAGTCTTTGACTGTCCGTTCCTGCTTACGTGTTTCCAAGGTCTCAATGGCCGACACATCACCGGTCTCGGCTTTCTTGGCAAGTTCGGCATCGATATTGTATTCTCCCAGGGCACAACCGTTACGGTAGGCGTCGTAATATACGTCACCGGGTATCGACAGACGGACTATAAGTGCCGTTTTTCCTTTTCCACGCAGGCCGAGAAGCGTACATATACGTTGGGGAGTGTACCCCAAGGCACCGAAAGTACGCACTTGGGATACATATTCGTCACCTATCAAGGTGGCCTTATCGACATTTGAAGTTGGACTGATTTCATTTTTCATGTTATTGTTCTATTTCGTTGATGGTCTTATATATCTGATATATCACTTGCGGCACCATGGCATTTCCATAGGCTTTTATCGCTTCTGTCCTCCATCTGGAATAAGGGTTTTGACGGATGGACCGGGAGCCTTTAAAAATGGCATCAGTATCCAATAAGTCGGAAATCCCATCATCTCCTCGACAAATAGGGGGTTGAGTTGGGAAGTCTTCCCAATACCGTAATCCGCATGTATTTCCCCACGCAGACTCGTTCTCTGGAGAGAGGGGTTTTTCCTTGTCGAGCCTCCCTTCCAATCCGATGCAGTCGGTGTGCTCATCAGATGGAAAATCCTTCCAAGTCCTACACTTCCGTTCGAACCGTTCTGATTCACTTTCCGAAACATCCCGTTCTTCGTAATGATAAAGCGGTCGTTCTGTCCTATTACTGCACCAATTGAACTGTCTGCCGCTTGAGGAGTAGGAAGAAGTCCCCCATAAACAAGCTGGCTTAGCAGACTGTTGTATGTCGTTCCGTTCTTGTATCCCTTTTTGAGTGCCCTTTCCTTCATTTTTTCCGGTGCTTCGCAACGTTGGACAGTCGTGGGAGTCTGCAACAAATTCGTACGGAGGTATTCTGCCATCCGTATCCGATTTTCCTTCACTCTTTTTTTTTCGTAATCTGAAGCTGTTGTTACAAGCGATGAACCAGACTCTGTCTCTTCT